GCTTTCGGGAAGTAGAACTGAACATGATATACATTTGCACACTTGTCTTCAGCAAGAGCGTCAATGTACATTGTTACTTTTTCGGAGAACTTGTCGCCAACGTTGGACAGTGTGTCAGCTGTAATCCTTCTCTTGTAGAAAACAACAACATCTGTGCCGTCAGCAAGTCCGCTGAATGTTAATGCTTTTGTGGTAGGATCGTATGCAAACTTTCCATCAGCTGCTGCAGAATCCTGTTCGAGTTCTGTTCCTAATGTGCCGTCAGTGTTACGTGTGTAGAGTTCAAGAATCTCTGCACCAGCTGTGCCGATAGCTTTATAGGAAGTTGTAGCTGCGTTGGAAGCGATTGTGAGATAATCTGTCCACATAACTTCTGTGGCTTTGTTTGCCCACTCGCCGCCTACCTGAGAAGCGAGCAGTCCGCCAGATACCATGCCGTTTGTGCCGGATACTGTGACTGTCTTGTTTCTCTTTAATGTAGAGAGCTTTCTTCCGCTCTTACCGGTAATATCAACAGTTTCCTGAGAGTTAGCGATAGAAGCGTTCTGGAGCTCATCCAGTGCAAATTTGAATGCGCCTGTGGTCAGATTAAAACAAGTAATCGTTTCAAGGCTTGTAATTGTCAAATCAGCAATCATAAGATTTTTCCTCCTGTTTACTTATGTGACAGCCAGTTAAGTTCATCCTGGCTGAGTTTCTTTGCATCAACAGTTCCTGAGAACACGCCATGCATCCTGTTGTCATAATCAACCTTGCTGACAATCTGCAGCACGCTTTCGTTAAACTGGTAGATTGTCAGATCCTTCACAGTCTCGTAGTTATACTTGAACTGCTCAGCATTCACCATGGAGACTATCAGCTTCTTCAGCTCAGAGTCTTCTGTGTTATTCTGCCGTCTTGCGCGTTTCTTGCGTGCACGCTCAAGAAGATACTTCTTAGCATCTTCATTACCAGGCTTGCGGTTGTTCTTTTCAAGATGATGGATCCGCCTCAGAATGGCTGTTATTTTACCGTGAATCGCACGGTCGATTTTTATATCGTTCTCGCGATCCAGCAGGATCACGTTCGCGTTTTCTTCATTTACCCCGATTTCAAATTTCGAAAGATCCAGATCGCCAAATATCAAGGATGTATCCATTGTCGAGAAGAACCGCCAGTAGAGCAGGAACAGCTGGTAGTCATTGATTTTTGAGTAATCAATGCCCATGTCGTCAAGCTCTACCATCATGTCATACGGTGTTGATGTCATGGTATACAGGAGTGAATAGTATTCGTCCTCCTGGTCTAATACCTCGCCAACGGTCGGTATGACGATACGCAGTTTGTCGTTAATAGGATATTCTCTTTTGTACAGGAGGTTTATTGACATCAGTCAAGTTTCCTGTTCGACGGGGTCTCTTTCAAAGGATCGTATTGCAGGTTAAAGTCTTTTGTCGTGAACGTCAGCCTTTTGCCCTGGTAGTCAGTAATAGGCGCAAACCTTCTGACACCGTACAGGTTCAGTTCTCCAAGCCCGTAGAACCTGCTTCCATTAATCTGTTTGCAGATCTCAGAGCAGAGCTTATCGGGACGGACTCCGCCCTCGGGCAATATCAGCTGGGATCTGTGACAGAAAACCCAGATATACATGATAGGGGTATAGAATGTTTTATTATCAACCCTTGTGATGTCTACATCACAGCAGACAAACGTTGCACCGTCATGCAATGTGACCGGGACATACTCATAAGGGAAGACCTGTTTATAGACGAGCCCAGGGGCATCATCTAAAGTACAGTCAGGATTAATCAGTTTTACAATCTCTTCATTTGTCAGGATGTCCCTCATCAGCCTGTTCTTGTAATCAAACAATTCCTGAAGCTGCATATCAGAACCACACTTTCTTTGCTGGCGCTTCCGTCTCCTGGTCGCCTATAACAGGACGCTTCGGATAGTACTTGTAGTAGTCAGCGACGCCAAGCTCAAAATTGTCATTGTCTGTGGAGACAACTTCCTGAAGGACAAAGATAAACACGCCCTCATCATTGTAGGTATGGCCGATCTTCATAGGCTTTGAGAGAATGTAAACCATAGGCATGGTTGAATTCTCATCGTCTACGATAAATCTGCTTTCCCTGTTCAGGACTGAGGTATACTGATTCTTTCCGATAGTGATCGCAATACGCGAGTCACCGCGGGCAACAATGTATTCTCTGTTCTCGAATTCACCGGTTAAATCCATTTAGTTTTGCGCAAAAGACCATTTATATCCACCAGTTGTCTGCCTGTGGCCATGACAGCATTGTGAAATATGAGAATGATTAATTCTTAAAATCGATTCTGCCTCATACGCAGACGTGAATGATCTAATAAACGTTCCAGATAGGTCATACATATTAATTGGTTTGCTATTCGCTTCTCCGATTTTCTGTTTATGCTCTGCTGTGAACTTTCTTCCTTTTAAACCGAGCGATCGTTTTTCCAAGGTTTCTTTCGAAAGATTTTCTTTTCTTCTGGCCTCTGATAACTTTGCCCGAGTTTCTTCGGACGGATGATAATTTGGAGTACCTTCTCCACCAGATGTCATGTTATACCCATATTTTCTGTCTTGCGTATGCCATAACGAAATCAAAAACCTTTCGACAGCATTTGCTTCTTTTTTGGTAAGAGACTTGTGTAATACTAAATGTTCGAATCCATCCCATCCGTATTTCTGTATTGCGGAGTAAAAGTGTGGATTTTCTTTATATCCAGAACCGCTCTCCCAGCGATGTTCGACTTTTTGTTTCGATGTAATTCCTACATAACGCTTACCATTTATCTTGTTAATATGTACGTATAACTTCCATCTTCTTTCGTCCGTTTTCAAATCATTCTCCTTTTATCTTTTACGACGCAAGGACGCTACGCCTTGCTGGCATATATAGCCTCCATAAGTTTCCTTATGGTGTAGATCATATCTTCACCCGGAAGGGTGCCTGCCATTTCGAGCCGCCGATAGCTTGCAGCCCTACGTATAAATACTGATCGTTGAACCTTACGTTTCCGTCTTGGCTGCTGATTGCCCATTATAAAAAGGCGTTTAGGATTTAACCTTGCGCCATCTGTCTATTTCTTTCTGCTTTCGCCGCATTCACACTCGCATCCCAACGATGCCATGTTTTAGCACAAACAGCTTTAGGGGTTTCCAGCAATTAAGCAGGTTATTTTTCACGCAGCTCTCGCTACGCGGAAACTATTTCTAATTTCGTACCGTCTTCGATAACACACCATTGTTCGTGAATCTGTGCATTAGTGTCTATCCATTTCAGAAGATAATTGCACTGCAACATTTTGGCTTTTGTATACAGCGTCGTGTTTGCGTCACGCTCTGTAACAAGCCAGCGGTTGTCCATCCATTCAACCAGGGAGCCGCAGTGGATGTCCTGTCCCGGCATTGATAAAATGGACTTTTCATTAAGGTTGTCAGAGTTGATGATGGAGACATCCTGTTTTTCTCCATCAATGGCAACCGTAAAGTAAGAGAGATTTTCCGGGACGTGCCTCCCGATGTGATAGAGCACCTGTCTCTTGACGGAGCCTCTTAAATCTCCGCCGCGGTTGTTGATGCGATTCTCGTATCTGTCCCATGTGCCCATTACTGATCACCGCCTTCTTTTGAGATTTCCTCTTCGACAAGACCTGTAAGTTTATTGCATAATGAAATTGCTTTGAATACCTGGCGCTTAACCTCTGCCACCTGACATTCAGGATGATCCTTTAAGAATCTGATAATGCAGATCAGCCCCGCAAATGCAGGGTCGTATTTCACCGAACTGGCAAGGCTCTGGCACCCGAGCAGCTCTGCATCCAGACTGTCAAGATAAGAGGGAAGGGACACCTCGTCCTTTTCCTTCATTGGCAGAATCTTGAAGCATCTGTTTACGAGAGACTGGGTGTAATTCCTGAGCAGTCTTGAATCCATGCCGGCAGTTACATCTGTCATATGTGCAGCCTCGACAAATCGCCGTGATTGTAAGAATACTCCCTGATCATCTGGGTGTAATCGGCTTTAACGCTGTTATATGTTTCGTTGATTCGCATGAGCAGGTTGGCGGGCGAATACTCAGTGTAGTCCCTTGTATTCAGAAGATTTTCCAAAAGCTCCTGCTTATTGCGATATGGCTTCATCCACTGAAGAACCATTCCCTCCGAAACAATCTCAACAATTTCATCAAGATCCTTGTCAGCAATGTCAATGTCAAATGCCCTGACATCATCATCTGCCGCTGACGCAAAATCATATTTGCAATTTTTCTTAAATGCGGACAGTGCACGTTTCATAAACCCGTCCACAATATTTTGTCTGTCGTCCTGGTCTAAAGTAATGAAATCATATTCAGTGATCTTATCCAGAAAAGCTGCAACAAACACATCGTATGAGATCATTGCGTGCCTCCTTATCTTTCAATAAGCTCGACGCCCAAAGCCTCTTCGAAAGCCTG